GAAAAGAAACCTAAAAAATCATTTGAGGGATTTAAGTTTTGATTAGTATTAATAAAGAAATTCTTCCTGATGGATCTACTAAATTTACTATGACTGAAAGCAAAGTGATTGATACAAAAAAATATATTGAATTTGTTCGTCAAACTACAAGTCCTGCAAGTAGTGATTTTGCAGCACTTCTTGCACGTATGACTGAACTTGAAGCAAGTAACGATGCAGATGTTCCTCGTCTTTTAACTGCTGCTCTTGGTATGACAGCAGAAGCAGGAGAATTTACGGAAGTTGTAAAAAAAATTGTAATGCAAGGAAAACCTTATAATGAAGAAAATGTTTTTCATATGAAGAGAGAACTTGGAGATATTTGCTGGTATCTTGCACAAGCTTGTATGGCACTTGATACTAACTTTGAAGAAGTCCTTCAAATGAACTATGAAAAACTGAGTTCTCGTTATCCTGAAGGCACTTTTGACGTATTCAGAAGTGAAAATCGTGTGGAGGGAGACCTGTAAAAATACTGACCCTTTCTGGGTCTTTTTTTTATAAATAACTAAAAAAGTATTTGTAAAAATGGATCCTAAAGAACTACGCGGTTTAATGGAAGCATATTCTGAAGTTTATGCTCCTATTGAAGAACTTTACAAGGGTAAGCACGGACAGTCTGAAACTGAGTATATGGACTCACGTTCTGATGCAGGTAAACAAATCTCTGGAACTTCTAAACTAAGTGGTGCTGCTTATTCACATCGTTCATATAAAGGTGTTGGTGGTCCTGCAAAACCTGGTGAGCGCCAAAAGAACCAGGGTAAAATGACTCCTGCTGATAGAAACGAACTTGCTATTCGCAAAGCAAATCTAAAGAAAGAAGAAGTAGAACAAGTTGACGAAGCATCATACTCAGCAAAGGCAGCGAGAGCAGGTAAGGACATCGGTAAGCCTGGTAAAATGTTTGCAAAGATTGCAAAGTCTGCTGCAAAGCGTTATGGATCTGAAGAGCGTGGAAAGAAAGTTGCTGGTGCAGTATTAGCAAAGCTCCGTAGTGAGGAAATTGAAGTTCTTGAAGATGTGTTAGATGAGGCAGTAAAAGGTGCCTCTCGTCACGACACTGAAATGAGAAAAGCAGCAGCATCTGAAAGAAGATCTGGCATCAAACCACTGCCAGCAAAAGAAGGAGAAAAGTATGCCAAGTATAAGATGGCACAGATGGATTATGCAAAGCGCAAGAGAATGGGTGAAGAAGTAAGCGTCTTTGATGTAGTTCTTGAGTTCCTTCAAGCAGAAGGATTTGCAGAAACTCTGGAAGAAGCAGAGTGGATGATGGCAAATGTAATTGATGAAGAAGCGATTTCTATTGTTTTAGGTGAAGCACAAGAGGCTCGCAACAACCCTGAGAAGTATGAAAGAGAGCAGAGCAAAAAGTCTGCTCCTGTTCGTGGAGAAAAAACTCCTATGCCCCCAAGAGGAGATAAGCGTAGAGAAGATTTTGAGAAGTGGTATGCTAAGCAGATGGGCCGCTGATAAATAACCACGGAAGGTTGCTCTAACCCGCTTGACATTTTGTTGAGCGGGTTTTATAATGTCTTCTATTGGGGTTGTAGCTCAATTGGAAGAGCATTCGCCTTGCACGCGAAAGGTTACGAGTTCGAGCCTCGTCAACTCCATTTAATAAATACTTGAAAGAGTCTAAGTAAATGGCCTTTACTCCAAAAACTGATCATAAGGAGTCTTTGCAAGCTTTAGCAATGTCTTTGAGGCAGGCAAAGGGGTCTGATATTGAACCCATAGAACTTGCCCAAGCAATGCAGGGACTTGTAGCACTTCCACCAAAAGTTAGGGATCATTGCATAATTGAATATACAAAAATGCAACCAGATTTCAATAATTGGGTGAACGCAGGCGCTCAGGATTGGATAGATTCTTCTGTATGGATTGCTAATGCTACTTATCCAAAGTATTGTTCTTTAGGAACTTATAATTTTTATAGACAGGATTTTGTTCCTGGATTTAAAGGAACTTATAATAAAATAAGAAATAAAATTAAAAAAAATGCAGACAGTTCTGTTCTTAAAAAAATGTATAGTATTGTTGGTATGAGTGAAGACAAGTGGAATCCCGCAGATATTATAGCTATTAAATCCACAAATGCATCTAATATTATGAATTTATTGGAAAACTTTGATGCTTCAAAAGTATCAAAGGAATCAAAAGAAGTAAAAGAACAAAATAAAAAAATGAATCTATCTGTCAAAGAAGGAAAGATGATTCATGTAATGGAAGATCTTGATGAAATGTATGAATATAATAAATTAATACACGATCTTTTTGAAAAAAAAGATTGTATTGGAATTTCTTTAAAAAAAGCAACATCAAAATCTGTTAAGATTGTTGAAATGGATCATAAAGATACTGGGGGAATAAAAAAAGCACTTAACATGAAAGTTGATATAACAAATGTTATTTACAGTGATACTAATCAAAAGTGCATTGTTGAGTTTGAAGTTTCTGGTGAAAGGGGACAATATCTAGATATAAGGGGTTTTGAAAGTAGTAGAAAAATTGCAGATGTTCAAGTACAACTTTCGAAAAAAGGAAGTTCTGCCGCTCATGGAAAAATTACTTTACCAGTTATTTCTCTTATAACAAAGTTAAGTAAAGGTAGAGCATCTTTTTCTGCAATGAATGCTAAAAAAAGATCTATGTTTAAATCTTTAAATAAGAGTTCAATTCATAATTTTACGGATTGGAGTGTTTTTAATGATTATGTGAAAAATCCAACTCAACTTGCTGTAGATATGGATAAATGGGCTGATTATATTCAGTGGCTATCTAAAAATAGACATGAATCTGTTTCTATTATAAATGAAGTAAATAAAATGTTAAAAAAGAAAACAGGAGTTTTTGATGCATCAAAATATTTGAAACATAAAGTCCAATCTTATGAGGTTGGATTTTTATTAGATACTGAACAAAAACAAATAAAAGAAGATATTAAAGAAAATATAATTAAATCAATAATATCTTATGCTGGATCTAGGGGTATGATTATTTTTAATGACTCGAAGGCAACCGCATTTATGGTTAGTAGTACGTATTTAAAATGTGGTGGGTAGAAAATAATAAATATAAGTATATCAAAGTACAATATGAAGAATTTTTTCCAATTTCTAACTGAGGCAACTCAATCGCAAGCATCTATGCAAGCGAAGAAGTTAAACCTCAAGAGTGACGGACACGGTGGTTGGTTAGACACTCGTGGAGAATTTGTTGCGAAAACAGAAAAAGGAAAACTTGTATTTTATGATAAAGGTAGAGTAGAAGGGGAAAAAGATAGACCAAAAGGTGCAGTAGGTAAATCACCTGCAGTAGAAAAACCAGAACCAAAAGCACCACCCACACTAGAACCAAAAGCATTACCAAAAGCAGAACCTCCAACTGCCGATGTTCCTACGGATAGTGATACCTTAACTGTTGCATTTGGAAGATTTAATCCTCCGACAGTGGGTCACGAAAAACTTTTAAAATCTGCAAAAAAGATATCTGCAGGTGGTGATTTAAAAATTTATCCCTCAAGAACTCAGGATCCAAAGAAAAATCCTCTTGATCCTGATATGAAGATTTCTTATATGAAAAAGATGTTTCCTGATTTTGAGGAGAACATTATTAATGACGATAAAATGAAATCAATTTTTGATGTATTGATTGCAGCATCAGAAGCAGGATATGCAAATGTAAATATTGTTGTTGGTTCTGATCGTCAAGCAGAGTTTGAAAATCTTGCTCAAAAGTATAATGGAGACCTCTATACTTTTGATTTAATTCGTGTAATTTCTGCTGGAGTAAGAGATGCTGATGCAGAAGGTGTAGAAGGAATGTCTGCATCTAAAATGAGAAAAGCAGTAATTGATAATGACTTTGATTCATTCCGTAGAGGAACACCAAAGACTCTTGACGACGGAGATACGCAAGCACTTTTTGATGCTGTTCGTCAGGGAATGGGAGTAAAGAAAATAAAAATTAAAAAAGAAAGTTATAATTTATGGGAGATTGCTCCAAAATGTGATATGAGAAATCTTCGTGAAAACTATGTAAGAGGTAAGATTTTTAGAATAGGTGATAAAGTGGAGAACTTAAACACTGGATTAATTGGTGAAGTTATGCGTAGAGGAACTAACTATTTAATTTGCGTAACGGAAGAAGGTCATATGTTTAAATCTTGGATTAAGGATTTGATGGAATATACTGAGGTTAAAATGGATAAAAAATATAGATTACCCGAAAAACCAAATACATTAGTTGGAACAAGTGGATATTTTAAGTATGCAGTTGATATGACTCCTGGATTTGAAAGTGGAGATAAAACAAATCTTCAACCAGGCGCAAAACCCTATAGAGGTTATGATGTATCAAATATTAGGAAATTCATAAATAAGTATAAGGCAAAAAAAGCAAGTACTTATTAAGATGTCTATAAATCCCCTAAACGATATTTCTAAAGTATATTTGGAGCAGGTTGCTTCTCAAGAAGTTGAGATTGATGAAGGAATGACTATGAAAGACTTCAAGCAACAAAGAAGTCGTCAAAAGCAAAAGGAAAAGAGAGCAGCAGAAAAGACTTCTCCTCTTCGTAGAGCAGGTATTCACGCAGATAAGGCATCTCCTGAGAGAGCAGCAAGACATCGTGCGAATGTAGATCCTGATTATGATTATGGTGATGAAGAACAAATGTATCCTGGGGGTAAGTTGAAGAATCCTAAGAAGATTCGTAAGGCAAAAGCACTTGGAGAACTTGGAGAAGGTTCGCATCTTGAAACTGATATGAAGAAGCGTGCAGAGGCAAATGAAAAAGCACGCAAAGAGATGATGAAGACAAAGGCACATAAGGATATGGTTGCTACAGTAAGAAAGAAGTTTGATGAAGCAATGGATCCTGTAGGACAAGAAGACGCTGATATTGATAATGATGGTAAGAAGAATACAAAAACTGATAAGTATCTTTTAAATCGTAGAAAGGCAATTGGTAAGGCAATCTCAACACAAGAAGCAAAGGAAGTTAAAAGATGGTGGGATGATGATGGAGATGGTGTTGGTTATGAAAAAGGAGAAGTCTCTGGAAAGTTCAAGAGAAAAAAAGTAACCAAGGAAGAATATTCAAACTGGAGAAAAGATTTGAGAGAAGTTCTTGATAGTGATGAAGAAGATCAAAATCAAGAAAAGATAAAGGAGAAAGGTAGTATTAAGAATAAAGTTACAATTAATCCTGAAATGAAAGAAGAAGTTGAAAATTATGAAAGTACAATATTAGAAGAAACTGAGATTGATGATCGTTTAAATCTTTTTATTGAAGAAATTGGTCTTGATGAATTTATTAATTTTGGATTAAGTCTTTACGAAAAAACTTTGACTGCGGCTGAGACTAAAAAGAAAGAAAAACTTGTAATGTCTATGAAGAAAAGAGCAGCAGATTTTGAAAGGAGATATCCTGGTCGCGGCAAAGAAGTGATGTATGCGACTGCTACAAAAATGGCAAAAAAGATGGCCGAGCAGGCTATGGAATTGCAACCAAAAACTCAAAAACAAGAACCAACATCTTTTGATAAAAAGATGTCACAACAAAAAGATAGACAAAGACAACAAGAAATACAAATTTTAAATAAAAAATTGCAATCATTAAAGTCTGCACCTAAAGGATCTGATCCTTCAATTATGGCATCATATGAACCAGAAGGTGAACTGATCGACGAAAGAAGGAGATCTGAAAAAGGAACTCCAAGAGCACCACGTAATCCTGCATTTGAACTTATATCTAAATCGATGGGTGTTGGAAGAATGGGAGTTCAACCAAGAGGACAAAAAAAAGATCGCACTGGTCGTGTCGAACTAGAAAAACCACCAATTTCTCCAGCACAAAAAGTTCAAAAGATTCGTGATGCTGCTAAAAAAGCACAAGATATGATGCACTCAAGGTATGATTGATTGTTAAAAATTGGTAAAATTCCTAAATAGGTTAGGACACTTCCATATAAGGAGGACATTATGGGCGCACTTGTAGAACTCGTCAAACCACTTATTCTTGTTGCAATGAACTCTTGTCACACCAAGAGACTTGTATGCGATCTTCTTGATCGTTATGTAAAAACTACCGACAATGATATTGATAATGTCATTGCTGCAACAGTAAAAACAGCACTTCTTAAGAATTGCTGATAGATAAATTCAAATATGATACAAAGGGGATCTTTAAGTAGGGTCTCCTTTTTTTATAAATATTTCTACGAAACAAATTAGTAAAGGTAAAAAGAATGGCACTCTGGGGCATTTCCACAACTACTGAAACTGCGAGTAATAATTATGCGATTCCTAAGTATCAAGAAAACGTAGATCGCAATAGAAGCCCTTGGAATACTTTTGCGGATGTTCGTGGTTGGATTCAAAGGATCTATGGAACAACAGAACATTCTGGTCTCTCTACTCAATATTATGATGAAGTTTTAGTACCTGTTGCTGGATTGAACACTGGTCCTGCAACAGGTATCAGCAGCAACGCAACAGGATTATGTATTGCTACACCTGTTGCTGTATTTTTTGAGGATCCAAACCAAGCATCTCCAATTTCAATTGGTGCTGGTGGAACTGATACAATTTCAAAAAATGGCCAAACTGCATATGTTCATGTTGTTTGGAACGAAACTGTTTATTGTGGTGCTGGTGCAACGGTTCAAGTTGTTGGAATCAATACACTGGGAGCAATTGCTAATCGTGTCGTAGCAACCGCAGCATCAGTGGCTCCAAATTGTGAAGTATCTGCATATACAAATGAGGAAGGTTATATTCTTTATAATAACTTTAATGGGCAAATTAGTAATCGTGTAGCATTTGCATTTACTTCGGGAAATACTGGAATTGGATCGGTTCTTCAAATTGATTTGACTCGTGGTGTTGTTGGAACCATTACAGATTTTTCTGGTGGCGCAGCTGTAGTCAAAGTCTTTACTTCAGACTTGTCTTATAATGTTGGTGGAGCTGGAACTTTTATGTCAGGTGTTGGTATTGGTACAACAACTCTTACAGTAACTGCTTGATAGTTTATGATTTTTAATGAGTTGAATGAGGATAATTTTCTTTTATTTGCAATTAAACATTATGAAAATCCTCAAGCGGTAACTAAAGAAGATTTTGATAAAGATTTAAATCATTTTAAATACATTAAAAGACTTTTGAGAAGATATAAAAATGGAGATGAATTAAAAACTCATCTTCTTCTTAATCATTTTATTGTTCTCTATAATGTGTTTGGTGAGGCAGCAACTCCTATGTTATTTTATAAAATTGAAAAAGAATTATGGTCTGTAATGAAAACTTTTATTGTTTTTTTGAATAGATTTCCAGAGTATCCAAAATGTTATTTTCATAATATACAAGTTGACATAAAGTGTCTATCAGAACTACAAAAAATTTATAAAAAAAATGAAGAACCTGGATAGAATTATTTCAATCATTAGAGAACAAATGGTAGCAAATGCTCCAGGTACTTCTGGTGGATTTAGTGGTTCTGCTGATCCAAAAGGTCCAACATCAGGATTTGATCCTGTTATGGGAAAAGTTCAAAAAAGATATATGAAAGGTAAAAGAAAACCATGGTTAGATTATCTAAAAAATAAATAAAAATAGAAAATTCTGACTCACTACTTGAATTGGAGTAAAATAAAACATCCAAAAAAATGGCAGAAGAAGTAGTTCAAGTAGCAGTATTACAACAAAAACTTGAAGACCTTAAAGATATCATCGTTAAAATTGATGATGCTATTGAAAAGATGAGTGAGGTAAATAGTAATGTCGGTAAAATGCTTGCCGTTCATGAACAAAGAATTACCAAGCAAGAAGAGATTGACAACTTACTCTTTACTAAAATTGACAAACTCCGTGATAAAGTTGACGGGGATTATAACAGTGTTGTATCAAGAGTACAGGTGATTGAAAAAAGAGTATGGATGGCCATCGGTGCAATTGCCTGCATTACTTTTTTAACGAACAATACTCGTATAATTGAAATCTTGACACCAGAACCTCAAAGTCCTATAATAGAGCAACGAAACTTTAAGGATTAATTATGGATTTTGTTGATGTTAAATACATCAATTTGATTTCTTCTCGATTTCCAAAGTTTAAAAAAGTAAAGAGTAATCTTTATAACTTTAGGTGTCCAATTTGTGGAGATTCTCAAAAGAACAAAAATAAAGCAAGGGGATATCTATATCAAGTCAAAAATAATACAAATTTCAAATGTCACAACTGTGGAATTAATATATCATTTAACAATTTTCTTAAACAGATAGATTCCACAATTCACAAACAATATATTTTTGATAAGTTCAAAGAAGGGCATACGGGAAAAAACTTTACTTCAGAAGAACCAACGTTTCATTTTGAAACACCTCAATTTAAACCAAAGTTAAATTTACCAAAAGCAACAAAAAATCAAAAGGCAAGAGAATACTTAGAAAGTAGAAAACTGAATCCGAATAAATTTTATTACACAGATCAATTTAAATCGTGGACAAATTCTTTAAAAAAAGTCTTCGATGATACTACTAAAGATGAACCTAGGATTATCATTCCTTTGTTCTATCAAAATACTCTTGTTGGATTTCAAGGTAGAGCACTTGGTCTAAGTAAGATTAAATACATTACTGTAATGCTTAATGATGACGCACCAAAAATTTATGGACTCGATGAAGTTCAAAAAGACAAAACTGTATATGTCACCGAAGGACCATTTGACAGCACATTCATTTGCAATTCGATTGCTTTATGTGGAGCTGATGGTGATGTTAGTAAGTGGGGTATTAGCAATCCTGTTTGGATTTATGATAACGAACCACGTAATTCAGAAATCTTATCGAGAATCTCCCGTGTTATCGAAAGTGGACAAAAAGTTGTCATCTGGCCTTCATCAATAAATGAAAAGGACATTAATGATATGGTTTTATCTGGACTAGATGTTCAGAACGTGATAGAATTAAATACTTACTGCGGATTAGAAGCAAAACTTAAATTTACTACCTGGAAAAAAGTATGAGTAATGGTACAAAAGTAATCAAGAGAAATGGGTTAATTGAATCTCTTGATTTGGACAAGATGCATATAATGGTTGAGGAGGCATGTAAAAACCTTGCTGGTGTCTCTGCAAGTCAAGTTGAGATGAAGTCTGGTATTCAATTTTATAATGGCATTACAACATCGGAGATTCAAGAGATTTTGATTCGTTCTGCTTCCGATTTGATTGATTTGGATCACCCAAATTATCAATATGTTGCTGCTCGTCTTCTTTTGTTTTCGGTTCGTAAACAACTTTATGGAAAGATGATGGAACTTCCACATCTTGAAGAACACATCTATGAATGTGTAAATGCAGAAGTATATGATTCAGATATCTTTAACAAATATTCTAAAGAAGAGATTGATTTTGCAAATTCTTTTATTCGTCACGACAGAGACTATTTGTTCACATATGCTGGACTTAGACAAGTAGTGGACAAATATCTTGTGCAGGACAGAAGCACTGGTGGAGTTTATGAGACTCCGCAGTTTATGTACATGATGATTGCTTTGACAGTTTTTGCAGAATATCCAAAAGAAACCAGAATGTCATACGTAAAGAGGTATTATGACGCAATCTCAAGGCACAAAATCAACATCCCAACACCAATCATGGCAGGAGTGCGAACTCCGCTTCGACAATTTGCTAGCTGTGTTCTTGTTGATGTTGATGACACCCTCGATAGTATCTTTAGCAGTGATATGGCTATTGGCAGATACGTGTCACAGAGGGCGGGCATCGGTATCAACGCTGGTAGGATCCGTGGCATCAACAGTAAAATCAGAGGGGGAGAGGTTTCGCACACGGGTGTTATACCATTTCTCAAGAAGTTTGAAGCAACTGTCAGATGTTGCACGCAAAATGGCATACGAGGTGGATCCGCGACAGTCCACTTCCCAATCTGGCACCAAGAAATAGGGGATATCTTAGTTCTTAAAAACAACAAAGGTACGGAGGACAATCGTGTTCGCAAACTTGATTACAGTATTCAAATCAGCAAACTCTTCTATGAGAGGTTCATTCAGGACGGTGAGATCACGCTTTTCTCTCCGCATGATGTACCTGGACTTTATGATTCTTTCGGGACAGACAAGTTTGACGATTTATATGTTCAATATGAAAACGATTCGTCCATTCCGTCGAAAACTGTTAAAGCACAGGAACTCATCCTTAGTCTTCTTAAAGAAAGGGCTGAAACGGGTCGTATCTATATTATGAATATTGATCACTGCAATTCCCATTCATCCTTTAAAGATAAAGTTGAAATGAGTAATCTTTGTCAGGAAATAACTCTTCCAACGTATCCTATTCAACATATTGATGATGAATGTGGTGAAATTGCACTCTGTATTCTTTCTGCAATTAATGTTGGTAAAGTGAAGTCTGATGAAGAACTCGAAGAACTTTGTGATCTTTCTGTTCGTGGTTTGGATGAGTTGATTGACTACCAAAAATACCCCGTAAAGGCAGCTGAAATTGCCACCAAGGCACGTCGTTCTCTTGGTGTGGGATTTATTGGTCTAGCACACTATTTGGCAAAACTTGGATTTAATTATGACTCTCAAGAAGCATGGAATGCTATTCATGGTCTTTCTGAATCATTTCAGTTTTATCTTCTGAAAGCATCAAATCAACTTGCAAAAGAAAAAGGATATTGTGAGTATTTTGGACGCACTAAGTATTCTGATGGAGTGCTTCCGATTGATACATACAAAAGAGATGTAGACGAAATCTCTTCTATCCCTTACCAGCATGATTGGGAATCACTTAGAGCATCTATCTTGGAACACGGCCTTAGGCACTCAACACTGTCCGCACAGATGCCATCGGAGAGCAGTTCCGTTGTGTCAAACGCAACAAATGGAATCGAACCACCTAGAGACTATTTGTCCATTAAGAAATCAAAGAAGGGACCTCTTAAGCAAGTCGTTCCTCAATATCATACCCTTAAAAACAATTATACTCTTTTGTGGGATATGCCTAGCAATCGTGGGTATATCAATATTGTTGCTGTTATGCAAAAATTCTTCGATCAAGCGATTAGTGGAAACTGGTCCTATAACCCAGAAAATTATTCGGATAATGAAGTCCCAACTTCAGTAATGGCAAATGATTTCTTGACTACATACAAGTACGGGTGGAAAACTTCCTATTATCAAAATACCTATGATATTAAAACCGATGAGGTGGTGGAAGAGAAACCCAATCTTCAAGATTTGCTAAGTGAGTTAAGTTCAGTAGAGGAGGGAGAGTGTGAATCCTGTGCAGTTTAAAATTTCTTCAACAGAAGAACAAACACAAGTCAAGGGGATGACGGTTTTTAACACTGAACAAGTGAATACAAAAAAACAGCCGATGTTTTTTGGAAAACCTCTTGGGATACAACGATATGATTCATACAAATATCCAGTCTTCGATAAACTGACTACACAGCAATTAGGATACTTCTGGAGACCCGAAGAGGTGTCTCTTCAGAAGGATCGTGGTGACTATCAAACTTTGCGTCCAGAACAGAAACACATTTATACCTCAAATTTGAAATATCAAATTATGCTTGATTCTGTTCAGGGTCGTGGACCTGGAATGGCTTTCATTCCATATTGCTCATTGCCTGAGTTGGAAGCGTGTATGGAAGTATGGGGATTTATGGAGATGATCCATAGTCGTTCATACACATACATCATCAAAAATATCTATTCTGATCCAAGTGAAGTGTTTGATACGATCATTACTGACGAACGTATCCTGGAACGTGCTAAAAGCGTCACAGAGTCATATGATGACTTTATTCAAGCATCACAAGATTATGGTTCATCCAATGCTTGGATGCACAACCTTGAAAAAGTTTCATATGCACAACAGAGTCTCAACGATGTTAAACGAAAGTTATACAGAGCAATCGCAAACGTTAACATTCTTGAAGGTATTCGCTTCTACGTTAGTTTTGCTTGTAGTTTCGCCTTTGGTGAACTTAAGCTTATGGAAGGATCCGCTAAGATCATCTCTCTTATCGCAAGAGACGAAAATCAACACCTAGCCATTACTCAGAATATTCTGAACAAATGGCGTGATGGTGATGATCCAGAAATGAAACAAATTATGAAAGAAGAGGAAGAGTGGACATATAAGATGTTTAATCGTGCTGTAAATGAAGAAAAGCGATGGGCAGATTATCTGTTCAAAGACGGCAGCATGATTGGACTTAACGATAAACTTCTTCAACAATACGTTGAGTGGATTGCTAATAGAAGGTTAAAGGCGATTGGATTAAAACCTCAATACGATATTTCAGCAAACAACAATCCACTTCCTTGGACTCAGCACTGGATTTCCTCAAAAGGACTCCAGGTGGCTCCCCAGGAAACCGAAGTAGAAAGTTATGTAGTTGGTGGAATTAAACAAGATGTGAAAAAGGACACATTTAGTGGTTTTAAATTGTAACAATACAATTAAAACTTATAGATAGAGGAGGTAACCCCCTCCTCTTTTTTTTATGATACACGTTACAGACATTTATGCTCTTAAAGCAAAATTATTTAAACTTAAGCATCAAGTAGATCAAGATCAGATGTATCCTGGAGAGAAAGAACTGGTTCATAAATACTTGAACAAAGTTCTTGACTATGTTGATGAGTTGCAGTTATACTAATGGTTGGAAATATAAAAAACCAATTGGAGAATGTTTTGAATCTGAAGATATAGAAGATAACTTTGGATTTGTTTATCTCATTACAAATAAAATAAATTCAAAACAATACATAGGAAGAAAGTATTTTTGGCAGTTCAGAACTCCCAAAGGAAAAAAACGTAAAGTAAAATCGGAATCTAATTGGAAAGATTATTATGGGTCTTGTCCGGAACTTAAAGAAGACATTGAAAAATTTGGTAGAGAAAATTTTAGTCGAGTTATCTTATCATTACATAAAACAAAGGGCAAGACAAACTATGAAGAGACTAGACAACTCTTCGTCAATAATGTCCTCACAGAATCCCTTGACAATGGAGAACCCGCATTCTACAATAGCAATATCCTCTCAAGGTACTATCGAAAAGACTATTATGACAGCAACGACTGAAGATATTGTTGCTCATGTGCGAGAGTGGTCTCTCGATCGTGCTGCAGACAAAAGCATTTCAAAAGCAGATGCTCGTGCCATTCTTGCAGAGTTCTATGAGTGGATTGAACCTGAGGATGATGAACTTGAAATCGTTTCTCTAGAACCAGAGGATTGACAAACCCTAAATAATCACTTATAATGTTTAAGCAATCCTTAAAAAGATTGCTTTTTTATTATGAGATTTTGAGTGCGATTTAGAGCCCAGGAGATTGCCCCTTGAGAAAGGGGAAGTGCGCTTTCTCTATTGGGATGTAGAGTTCAAACAAATTTAATGCTTTTTAAAACCCTTTCAATTTTTGCTGTTGCCATTACAGGACTGGCACCCCTTCAGGCAAAGGCAGCGAGCGGATGTTCCCTCGCATCACATTATGGAATCGGTGATGGATATCATGGGCAGACAACTGCAAATGGTGAAAGATATAATGCTTACGGAAAATCAGTAGCACATCGATGGTTACCATTTGGTACTAAATTAAGAGTCACAAATCAACGAAATGGTAAATCTGTAACTGTGCGTGTAAATGATCGAGGACCTTATGTAGATGGTAGAGACCTTGACCTGTCTTATGGTGCGTTCTCTTCTATTGCTCATCCAGGGCAAGGAGTCGCTAACATCTGCTATGCTGTTCTATAACATTTGATAAATATTGGGGAGTGCTGCAGACCTCCCCTTTATGTTTAACTTTAACTTTGGTAAGCCCTCTAAAAAAACTATTATAACGACAAGTATTATATTATCAACACTTATTGCAGCACTTTCACAATGCACAGGAATCCATGAAAACAATCTTTGGGATTTACTTGACGAAGTTCAAAGAAAGTATTTCCCACAAACTACTATTAATCGGGTTATTATTCAAGATCCTGAAAAATTAAATAGAAGAATTCAAAGAGATGTTGATAAAGCAATCAATAATGTAACACCAGAGTATGATCGGATTATTTCCGATTATGACAGGAAATATAAACCAAGATATGTGGAAGAACAAAATGATGAGACTGTGTGCTATACTGATGAATGTAAATCATTAGCACCTCCTATGAGAATCTGTGCTCCTTGGGTTGACACCTGCCCTAAGGACTGATATAATAGGTGAGTTGAGGGCTCATAGTTAAATGGATATAACCCGATCCTTCTAAGATTGTGTTCTTGGTTCGATTCC